ACAAAGGCAAACTCATCCAAAAATAGAATGTTGAAAGACATACCCCTAACTGCAGATGCAGAGGTAGATGCTGCAAGTATTTTAGATCCATTTTCTAACTCCAGTGATCCTTTATTCCAAGATATAATACCCTGTTGCATCCATTTAGGTAAGTTCTCATATGCAGTTTGTAATCTACCTAATAGTTCTCTAGCAGTTGCTGCCTTGTTAGCAAGTATACCAATGTTTACACTATCATTAAATACTGCGTAATGTAATAGGTAAGAAACAGCAGTTGTAGACTTACCAGTCTGCCGAGGCATTTTGCATATGTTAAATCTAGAATTATGAAAGTTCTGAATTAATTTCTCCTGAAAAGGATACATCTTAAATTTAACAAGACCTTCATCTAGTGATACTATCTTTACATAATTTTTCGCAAAGTAAATTGGATCTCGTTTACACTTGATCCATTCTTTTACTTGTTCTTGTGAGAATTGTATCTCGGTATTTGCCTTTTTTAAATTAGGATTACCTAGATAAATTTCTTCCTTTGCTACTGCCATTAACCTGCGTCTAGCGTACCTTTTGCTCTACGAATTTCTCGTAGTTCCTCGAAGTTCTTTTGCTTTGTGCCTCCATCATATGACCAAGCAAATCCTTCTTCAATCATTTGTTCGTTGAGTGATACAGGATCATCGCCGACATATAACCAACCAAGAAGCCTACCGTACTTACCCACGCCACCTTTAAGTTCGGTTCTAATAGTAAGTTCCTCATCTCCTTCGATTGTATCCTCTAAGTTTTTCTTCATCCAGTTTGTAGCATCTAATCCCAATGCTTTTTCTTCCAGATCTCTTGTTCTTTTCTCTGGCGTATCAACTCCTGCAATTCTAACTCTTTCTTTCTTGTATAAGTCAAACCCAAGATCAATGGTGACATCAATAGTATCGCCATCAACAACACGGTTAATCTCTGTTACTCTGAAGTTGTAGCAGCTCTTCCTGCTCGGTGGAACCATTGCTCCCATCAGACATCTCCTTATAAGCCATTCTAAGTATATAGTAGATATACCAAGATACTGCTACAAGCAATATGGCAATCATCCAGATTACACCCCAGACAATCATTGCCAATACTCATCTAATATATCAAAAGTTTTGTTGAGATATTCGTTTGCTCCATTACATTCCCATTGACCTTTTTCTCCAATCTCACACTTATAATGCAATTCTCTTTTGAGTTGCATAAGTCTATTGGTCATTGCAACTTTATCTAATCTACCATTCATCTTAATTCTCCTTAATACAGTATTCAGCAGCATGTGGATTATTAAAACCTTCTAGGTCTTCCCTTGCTTGCTTTATAGCGTTGTATGCATCATTTGCATACTCACAGATTTCATAATGATTATCTAGGTTATCGTGATAACCAACCGTATAATGGGACATGATAGTTTCAACTCCATTTCCCAATATTTATCTACAATCTCTGTATTTTTAGATACATTGTTAGAGTATCAAAGCACCAATAATAATACCTTTACCAAATGCTAACCAAAGCATTTGATAGTCAGTTAGTTTAAATTTATTTTGAAGTTTTTTGGCAAGATCTCTATCCCATGCGGTTGCCTTATCAAACCATTTTTGTGTAATATCTGGTAACCTCAAGTTAGCATCTCCTTTTTAGATGTTTTGAAATACTTGTTTATGACTTCAATTTGATCCTGATACTTAGCAATAATATTTAACTCAGTTTCTATTGCCTCTGTAATATCAGAGTGCTCACCAATACCTGCAGGATTAGTAAGATATACTTCTACATTAGCAACATGCTTTTGGATATCTCCTTGTGCATGTGCCAGCAGTGCTTTGATTAATGTTTCTCTCATATACAATATGTTTCTACTGTATATATTATACTACATTTTGTAATTTTCTGTCTTCTTAGGTGACTCAGCAATAATTTTTAATGGTGCTTGTTCTATAATAATAGTCTGTGTAGGACCACCACTCTTACCAACGCCATTAGCACCAGACATTTTCATAGTGCCATCGCCTTTCTTAGAAGCCGTTTGAATTCCAAAACTAGCTAAAACTCCTGTAAAAACCGAAGCTATGAAAGTTGGATCTATCTTTTGTTGTGGTACACCTGGTATAGCAACATAATTTAAAGTTAGTATTCCACCACTCCAAACTAATACACCAAGTCTCACAAAAGTAGAGATGATCGCTGCTTGTTCGTCTTCATCTGGTAATATTTTTTCTTTTATCTTACCAATAATTCCTTTAGGTGCTTCTTTCTTTTCTGTCATGGTTTCTTCTAGAAGGCACTTTTATTTAGAGTTTCCCATCTCTTTGAGCATTTTTTGCAACTCTGCAGTGCTACCAACGAACATAGCGTTGTTTGTTACATTAGTTGTTGCTGAAGATTTTGTCTCGTCAATATCTTTTAATTTCTTTTGTAGATCTAATAATTTATCAGTTGTATCAGCAACACTCTTAAGAACCTGTCCAGCAACTTCAAATGCTCTTGGAGATTGTGTTTCGTCTGCTAACTCCATAATACCATTAAGAGTCTCCTGTCCCTTCTCAATTAGAGAATAGAGATTACCTCTGGTATATTCATAATCCTTATCAAGTTCTTTACTAACATCTCTTGTTGGAAGTTCTGGTTTAACTTCAGGTGTAGCAGTAACTTCCACATCAATACTATTAGTATTTAATGCTTTGTCTATAGATCCAAAATCTTTTTTCATGTCAACACTTCCACTTTCTAAGTGCTAATGCTTTACGAGTGGGTTCACCATTAGGTTTTTTCATAGGTCCTTTTACACCACCCATACGAGCACAGAAAGATCTCTTTCTAGGTCCGCCTTCGGGTTGTGGTGCTTTTAAATCAGAACCAGGATTTTCTCTCTCATATGATTTTCTACCTTTCTCATTTAATCCTCCTGATTTATTCTTACCTTCTTTCCTCTGCCATGCAGCAGATTTAGCTTCGGTAATAAATTCATCAAAAGTCATTTTTTTTCTCCAAGGGATTCTGATCCACCAACAGCAAAAGGATTATATTTTGCTCTGGCTAATCTATACATCTTCTCATGTATAGTTATATTATCTTCTTCGTCTACACCAGGAGGTTGATACTCACATGGCATAGTATCGATAGGGTCGTGTGTTGTAATAGGCATAAGATCTAGGGGGTTAATTTTATCATCGAACCAAGCATCATAGGGAACATCCTTTCTTGCAGGTGCGAAATAGGTCATACATCCTCTCTTCTTGTTGGACTATACTTTTTACTATCGAAGAACATAGTAGAATCTTCACTAAATCCAAAGTCATCATCTGGTTCTGCATTAACAGGATCTGGAGTAACAGTATACCTCATTTCACGCTTCGCATTTTGTTTATCAGTATTTGTATAGTAATCAACTTGAACCTTACGGATGATTCCATCTGTAGATTCTGCAATAGGACCGAATAGATAGGTCTTTGCACTAAATGTCATAGTATACATCAATACTCTACGAGTAGTAAAGTCTCCTTCGTATTCATCAGTAAAAGATATATTTTCCAGAACAACTGGTATATCTCGTTTTTCACCAATAGAACTTACTAAGTCAACTGTAATATTAAATGCAGGTTGAAAGAAGGGAAGAATTTGTTCTACGATCTGCAATGCATCATCATTTAATTTACACATAATGTTAAGTTCAAAACCTATATTATATGGAACAGGAAGATAAACTTTTTTTACTTTATCATTGTTATCAAGTGCTTTATAAGTTTTAGTAACAGAAGTTTTTCTTGTTGAATCATATGACAAGTCAGTCATTTCAAATGACATTCTTGGTAATGATATTGCAGTTGGTTTGTTTAATTCCTGTAACTGTTCTAATCGTGCAAGAAACTTTCCTCTAGGACCATATGCCAAAGGAACATTAAGATCACTAATTACTTTTCCATCCTTGTCCTGTTTTTGAACATGAATTTCATTAAAAAGTGTCCCGAAGGATATGACAGTCCTTCGTAATATTTC